GAACGCAAGCGGTCGGGGGGGGTTCCCTCGGTATACACGCCTTTTCGACCCGAAAAGGCCCGAAATGGCCCCGTTTCGAGAGGTCCGCGCCCCGGCGCGCAGGGACCGCGCGCGGTCATTCGTGCCCGAACTGCTACGCCTCTGCTCATCGACATCCTCCCCTGCGCCTGCCACACCTGCCACACCTGCCACACAAAAAACACGTCCCAGACTTTCTATATACTTTTTCTTTCTCTTAGATTAAGTCAACAAGAAGGTATGGCAGGTATGGCAATGGCAGGTTTAAAGCACCTTTGCCACACCTTGCCATACCTCAACGAGGTGTGGCAGGTATGGCAGCGGACCAGAGCACAACGCGGCTTCCGTCAGGCTTCGTCACGCGGCGCTTCGTCCACCCGGCAGCGCGTAGGATGTTCCCAAGGCGCATGTCATCGGCGCGGCTGGCGTTGATCCTCTCGTTTCCAAGAGCACCGGTCCAGCACTCGGAAAGGGTAATGCTCCCCATCTGAGTCCTGAGCCAGTTCACGACGGGCGCTTCCCATGAGTCCGTCGGGGCGTAGTGCTCGGCCTGCTCGGCGCGCATCGCGTCCACCTCGGCGTCGAGGTGCCACGCCTCCCCCTGCGACCATGCGTGCACGGCTTCGGCCCATAGCTGCTCGCGGTCCAGCTGGAGGCGCTCGGTGTCGCACTGTCCTACCTCCACGACCCAGAACCGACGCGAGCCCGTCGCGTCCACCAGGAATTCCGCGTCATTCGTCGTGCCAGCGAACACAGTAGTCCGTGGAACATCGACGCAGTTACGGCCGTAAGCCGGACGGTAGGAGTCCACCTGCGACGAGACGAACGCCTTGAGCGCGCGGGCGTCGGCCTTCCTCATCGCGTCGAGCTCCCCGAGCTCGTAGATCCATGCGCCTTCAAGCGCAGAGAAACGATCCTTACTCCCGAGGTCAATGTCGGAGTCCTTGAACCATTGACCGCCCATGACCTTTACCGTCGTGCTCTTCCCGCATCCCTGCGTCCCCTTGAGGATCAACACGGTGTCTGCCTTGCATCCCGGCGTCATCGCTCGAGCCACGCACTGGATGAGCCACGCACGCCCGACGGCGCGACTGAGGCGCGATTCATCCGCGGCGCAGTACTCCGATAGCCATCGCCCGATCCGCTCAACACCGTCCCATTCGATCTCGTTGAGCCAGTACCGGACGGGATGATGGCGGCGCTTCGACGCGGCCCAGCTGATCGCCTCATGCACCGCGGTAGTCGTCGGCACTATGCCATACGTCCTTGCAAGCCGGTGCACGATGTCGGCCTCCGCTGCGTCTGTCACGGGTACGTCATCGAACGTCACGCGCTGCCTGAGCTCGCAGAACTCGAGGCGCCCGCGCCACACGGGATCGTGCTCAAGGATGGTCTGCACGTTGGCGAGGTGCGACTTCGGCTTACCATCCCGGATGACGTGCCCTGTCTGCTTGTCCCTCAGCGGGTCCGCCTTATCCAGAAGCGCCATCGTCCCGAGGTGCGGTCCTGGCTCGAGGTGCACGCCAAGCAGGTTGGCGATCTTGTCATCATCCATTGAAACCTCCGAGGCGGGTCAACGGCCCAGCCCACTTGCAAGAGTTCCGATGGTGGCACACTGCCGGGCCTCCATCGATGTAGAACCAGACCTCATCCCTACCGCAAGTCGGGCATCGGATGCCATCGACGTATGGGCGCTGTGCTGCCCTGTAGGTTCCTCCTACCTGCTCCCCGATGCGTCGTCGCACGTCAGCGTCGGTGTCGATCGCCGCATGGAACACGCGGCGGAGCTCCCGAGGCGTGACGCTGACGGGGATCTCGACGCGCACGGGCGGCGGCTTCGGCTTGACCTTTACGAGCTCCACCAACCACATAGGCGGGCGCTGGGGCATCACATCGTAGGCTCCATCGGTCAACCACTCGTAGCGGACGCCTGACCGATGAAGCGTCGGCGGCGCGACGACGTAGCCGCCATCTCCCCGCACATCCACGCCGGGGACGATGCCCTGAGCGTTGCGGATCTCCACCTGTTCGTCCTCTGGGAACTGCCACCAGAAGTGACGCCCTCGTCCCGTCTTGGCGCCGCGCGTCTTGACGAGTCCGTGGATCTTCGCCTGCGACTTGTACCAGGCGATGGCCTCGTCCCCGTCGCAGTCGAGCACCCACACCTTCGACGCCTTACCCGTCGCCACGCCGATTCCAGCGGATGGCCACTGCTCCCACCATGCGGTCACCCGCTCTGCATCCGTCGTCGCCATCGTCTGCCATGCCCCGAGCCGCGGATGCTTCCCGCGCTGCTTCTCTGAGCACTCCTTTCCCGCTCGGCAGGCGCAGACGAGCTCATCGCTGACCTCGTACAGCGGATGAACGCGCAGCCCTACAGCGGCGCACTCGAGCGCCTTGGACAGCATTTGCATCTCAGCGCTCGGCTACGAGGTCGCGAAGCTCATCCGTCGCGCGCTCGATGAGCAAGCCAGCCACGTAGGACGGCGGCAGGGACGCCTCAAGTGAGAGTCGGTCCAGCTGATCCCACACGGCGTCCGGCATCCGGAGCGTTCTGGCTTGGACGCGGACACCTCGTCCCCAGGCATTAGGGCGCCCTGCACCGTCGCGTTGTCCGCCCCTCATCGCTCCTCCTCGCGGCGGTGCTCGCCGCACGCCAGCATCCGATCGAGTAGGTCGATGGCGCTCTGCTGGAGCGTCTCGACGGTGGGACGGAGGGCGTCCCCTGCGGCGGCCCATGCGGCGTCCCATGCGGCGTCCCATGCGGCGGCCCGTGCGGCGGCCCCTGCGGCGGCCCGTGCGGCGGCCCCTGCGGCGGCCCGTGCGGCGGCCCCTGCCGCGGCCCGTGCGGCGGCCCCTGCGGCGGCCCATGCGGCGTCCCATGCGGCGGCCCGTGCGGCGGCCCCTGCGGCGGCCCATGCGGCGTCCCATGCGGCGTCCCCTGCGGCGGCCCGTGCGGCGGCCCCTGCGGCGGCCCGTGCGGCGGCCCCTGCCGCGGCCCATGCGGCGTCCCCTGCGGCGTCCCCTGCGGCGGCCCGTGCGGCGTGCACGATACTCCCAGCCGCCTCCGCTGTCGTCAGGCCCACGATCTCAGGCAGCGCACGCAGAGCCGCCGCGTGAGGCGCGAGCGACGGCACAAGGTCAAGCCATGCCGGCGTATAAATGCGGATCAGCCAGTCCAGCGCGAGATACGCGCGTAGCTCCTCTGTGGCATCGTCACCACGCGATCCGACGAGGCGCGGAACCCACACCGCACCGGGAATGAGCCGGTCGCGGTCCTCCTCGGATAGCGCGTCGTTCCATGACCGCATGAATGCTGCGATGACCGGCGAGGCGCACGACGGCTTGTCGCTCCACGGCTCGCCAGCCATGTAGGCGACGGCCTCCATGATGCAGAGGTCGCGGTTGCCCGTGGGGGCGGTGGTGGCGTCGTGAGAGCCAACGCCAAAACGAATGGTAGCAAGATCCATAGTCATTCCCCCTCGCGGCGGTGCTCGCCGCGCTCGATGATGTCGGATGCCTCCAGCAATACGGACGTTCGTCCGGAGAGGTCATAGAAGCTGCCCGGCGGCTTCGACCATTCGCGCAGCCACGCCACGACGGCGGCGCGCTCCTCAGCGACGGCCGCGGCTATGTCCTCCTCAAGCAGCTGGATCGCCTTCTCGATCTCCGCTTGCAGATCGGTACCGGTCATGGCGCCACCTCCAGCGCCGCGACGAGGGCTTCGCCTTCGGATGCTCGCTCGATGCTGTACGCATCGCGGCGATAGTTTTGTGACCACAGGCCGTCCTCGTAGAGATCCTCGTCTCCATCTCCGCAGTCACGCTTCACGTAGTACATGCCGCCGAAGCACACGACGTGAAGCACTGACGAGTATGTGCGGCCCTCAAACGTCACGCTGGGTGCGCCATGAGCAGCACGCACCAGCGCGAGAAGGCATCCGACGGTCGCCGGGTCGCGCAGGTCTGGCACGTCGATCGCGCTGTTCCATCGCCAGAGCAGCGAGTCGTCCCAGCTGCGGCCCTGCACATCGCGCATCCCGCGCATCGGCCGGAAGTGTTTACACGCGACGAGGCGCCGCCCGAGTTCGATGTGATCCATGATGCTCCTTCCGTCGTCGGCTCCATCGCCGCCCGACACATCATAGATACCGCACCGCATTCTATGATGCAAGAAGAAGCATAAAAAAAGCCGCCGGGATGCACCATGCGCCCCGACGGCTTCCCGCCTTCCATCGAAGGTTTAACCGATCTTCACGCCACGGACGGTAAACGGGGTGGCCAGGCTCCAGTTACCGACGGCCATTAGGCCCTCGAACGTCTCCATGCGGTACACGGTGCGCTGCACCAGGGCGTTGGAGCTCCCCGCCAGCCACGCCTTCCGGGCGGCCACGTACGCCTTCACCCACTCCTTCTCGTCGCCACCGTTCGCGGGAGACTTCTGCGGGAACGCCGCACGGTGCGTAGCCACACGACCCGGCCCCGAATGAATGCATGTGTCATAGACGACGGCGTAGCCGAGGGCGCTTACCAGGCCGATCGCCTTCGCGTGCGTGACGGCAGGGTTCCAATAGTTCTCGTCAAACACCTCGTCCTGCGCCTTCTGCATGATGGGGTCCGCGCCCGCTTCCTTAAGCAGATTGACGAGCGCCTTCGCCCAGTCCGCGGGAGCCGACGGGTTGAGCTTCGCCGTCTCGTTCGCAGCGAGGCGCGGGACGTAAGGCTTGAGGGCCTCGGCGTGCTTGCCGCCCGCTGAGATGTACTTCGCGACGATCTTGTCGAGGCTTCCGGCGTTGTCGGTGGCCTGATGCTTCCCGTAGCTGATCCCGGCGCCATCGCGAAGGATCGTGCATGTCTGGTACGCCGCGGGCGTCGGCACCTTGCCCGTCTCGAACACGGACAGGATCGAGTCGATCGCCTTCTTCTGCTCGTTCGTAACGCTCATGAGTCCCCCTTAGAAATGGACTTAGTTCCAAAGAAATAAGCGAACACCATCAAGCACGTATCCTTGATGAAGTGCAGAATGATCGTGTGCTCCTCGTCGCTCAGCAGCGACGTATCCGGCCCGGCGATGAGGAGGTCAGCGATGTAGGCGCCGATGACGAGCGCCACCAGCGAGGTCACGAACCGCGTGAGGTACTCCTGCTCGTTCTTCGCCGTCGCGTACATGCGCGAGATCCCGAACTGGATCGACCCGACGATGAAGAACCCGAGGGCGATCGCCGCCAACGTCGTGCCCTTGTCATCGTAGAGGCTCGGATACTCGCGTCCACCTGGCGCATCTGGCGCCTGAACAGCTACGAGCTCAGGCGTTGCGGTCTGGTCTGGGTACATGCTGGCTCCTACTCTACCAGGTGGGCGAACATCGGGCCGAGAGTGTAACGGATGCGGGCGCGGGCAAGTTCCGCGTACTCGTCGGACAGTTCACACCCCACAAAGCGCATCCCCTCAAGCATCGCGGCGCGTCCCGTCGAGCCCGATCCCGTGAACGGGTCCAGGACAATCCCGCCGGGCGGCGTCACCATGCGGACAAGGTAGCGCATAAGTTCGGTGGGCTTGACGGTCGGGTGATGGTTGACGACGCTTGACGCCGTGCGCCCTGCGCCTGCTCGCGGCGACTGCGTGCCCGCGCTGCCCTCCTCGCGCTCGACGGCCTGCGCGCCTGTGCGTGTCGGGAGGTCACCGAGCACCTCGTCACGGTCTGCCCTGTCGGCCTTCGCCGTGTAGAAGTACCGCGCCGCCTCACGCAGACCATCCGTCACATCTTCGCTGCCGTCGTGGAGGACGTTTGCGGGCCAGCGGCCGTTCTCCTTGTAGGTGTCAATCTCCTGGCCAATGAGGCCAGCAGACGCAAACTGCACAACGCCATCCGACCGTTGCTGCCGTTGCTTCCGGCTGAAGTCTACGCTCTCGAGCTCAAACGGCACGCGGCAGGCGTCCACGTTGACCGCCCCTGTCCCGTGCGTCAGCACGTTGCTGGCGACTGTCCCGACAAGCGGCTTGCGCGCCATACAGATCGGCTCATGCGCTGGCTTCAACGCGGTGCCCCAGCCGGACCAGCGGCGGGCGTCGTCGGTGGCTGCAATAGTGACCTTTGCTATAGCTCCTTCCGCATGTCCTCCCAAGCATCCATTTCCACCGATCCCGTATGCAGGACGTTCACTCAGGATCTCCCTTTCCGCGCCCGCCGCACGGTCGATCGCCTTCGACACGTCGAGGCTCTTCGGAAACCCTGACCCATACAGCCACATGATTTGATCGCGGATCTCGAAGCCGGCGTCCTCGATGGCGCAGGTCATGCGATGGTACGTGCGCGAGCCAGAGAAGGCGAGAAGGTGCCCGCCTGGCTTCAGCACGCGCAGCGCCTGACGCCACACCTCGAGGTCGTAGGCGATCCCCGAGGCGTCCCAGCGCTTTCCCATGAACCCGAGCTCGTAGGGCGGGTCGCTCACGATGGCGTCGATGCTGGCGTCTGGGAGCTCACCCATGCGCGCTCGACAATCACCGACGAGGATACGCGCGCGGCTCACGGCACGGCCCCATACAACGCCAGACACGCAGCATCGGCCAACCCGTCGTGCGCCTTCCGACGCCTCCCCGGCGTCAGGTCCAGCCCTGGGATCATGGCGGCACGCGCGATCGAGCGCTGCTTGCCCTCTCCTGGGATGTCTCGAAGAACGATCTTCTGCCACGACTGCGGCGTCGGCTCGATGACGTGCGGCACACGCCCGGCAAGGATGCCACGCCAGAGCCCGGCGCCGTACCCCATGCGGAACATAGACGCGACTCCTTGCCCTGGCCGAGACGCCACGCGCTCGAGGACCGCCACGGTCACTCCATGGTCGGCGCACCACTGCCCTACGAGCCCGTCCATCTGCTCCGGCACGTAGCCATCCGGGCAGAGGTCGCGCGTGCATCGCTGTTCCACGATGCGCCCGTGCGCGTAGACGACGAGGGCGCCGTCGAGGCCGGGGTCGATTCCGATGACGCTCATAGCTCCTCATGCTCCCCATACCGGATGTCCCGTGCGGCGCCCTTGAGGCCCGTAGCCTCAAGGTACGAGATGACGCGGCGCCGCTCCTCGTCACGCGCCCGATGCACCTGAGCGCTCCACCACTCCGAGGTGGCCTTGTTGTAGCGCTGGGTAGACTCGCATTCGGCGCGGGCCGCTCGGAGCTCCTCGAGCGTCCGACTGAGCAGAGACTCGAGCATCGGGAGGTCAATACGCCACTCCATTACGTCACCTCATGTACGACGGTCCAAACGGGATCGGGCGTGGGGATTCCGCACGCCTCGTAGAGTTCGATGCATTCGCGCGCAGTCAGGCCGAGCGCGTGGCAGAGCACGACGGCGCCCTCAGGCGTGGGGCAGCTGCGCCCGTGTACGTAGTTGCTCACGCGCTGCCGCGGCGCTCCAAGGGCGTGCTCGACGAACGCACGCGATAGCTCGCGCTGAGTGATGTTCTTCGCCGCCATGAAGCGGCGGATCGTCCTCTGCGGTTCCATGCCCTACAGGTAGCCCGCGCAAGAAATGTTGTCCACCGCGGTGGACGTTTCCATCGGCTACGTAGTACATGTGGTGTACGACTTCGGTCGAACTCGCCACGCAGGAGCAGATATGAGCAGCATTGATATTGGCGGTTTTTGTCGCGATCTCGTCGCCGTGATCATTCTCGGCGCCATCGTCACCGCGGGCGCGTATGCGTTCGTCCACCCCGAACCGTGCGTCCACATGGCGCACGGCCTCGTCTGCCGTTGAAGGAGTAGAGTCTATGTCTTTCCATATGTCCCCCACGATCGGTGAGCTCGCTAAGGCGCTCACCGCCGCGCAGTCCGAGATCACGCCCGCTAAGCGCGACTCGGTAAATCCTCACTTCCGCTCGAAGTATGCCGATCTGGCGTCGTGCTGGGATGCCGTGCGCGGCCCGCTCGCGAAGCACGGCCTGGCGCTCTCCCAGCTGGTCGGCGGCGACGGCGAAACCGTGCGGCTTACGACCATGCTGATCCACTCGTCCGGTGAGTTCATCGGGTCGGATGCGGTGTTGCGCCTCGCGAAGCACGACCCGGCGACCGCTGGCTCGACGTTGACCTACCTTCGTCGCTACGGCCTGTCCGCGATCGTCGGTCTGTCTACGGAGGACGACGACGGCGCCAGCGCCACGACTCCGACGGCGCCCGCGGCCATCGCTGCCACGTTCGCCAGCGCCACCCCGACGGAGAAGATGCAGGCGGCTACCGCCCTCATCGAGACGGCGTTCCCTGGCGCCAAGACGACCTATGCGCCGATGGGCAGCGGGGCCGATGGTGATCCGTCCTGCCCTGTCTGCGGTAACCGCATGTGGGACAACCGCGGGACGCCTGAGAAGCCCAAGGCGAACCCCAAGGCGCCCGACTTCAAGTGTAGGGACAAGCAGTGCACCGGCGTGATCTGGCCGCCCCGTGGCGCCAAGAAGCCCTCCGCAGCGGCTCCTCCTCCTCCCCCGCCGCCGCCGTCCGATGACGACGCGCCCCAGTACGACGAGGAGATCCCGTTCTAATGATCGAACATTTTTGGAAGGAGCATTCAACATGATCGGAACTGATACAGAGTCTCGCGTTGTGCTGGCTCAGAGTGAGCGCGTGATCGCGCGCTTCGATGGGCCAGATGGCTATCGGAACTTTCAAGCCAGCATAAAGTGGGCGAAAGCTCACGGGTACAGTTCCAGACAAGTGATCTGTGGCCCAGGTTCTAGGCGCGACGTTGGCGCTGAGTTGGTAGCAGTAATCATGGTGAAGTGATGACTGGACATGAACTCATGAAGGAGGCGGGCGCGCTCGTCGCCCTCCTCGATGCGCCAGAGGGCGCGGACGCGGACGCCTTCGACACGTTGTTGTCAAACTGGCTCGATTCCACCGACGACAAGATCACGGCGTACTGGGCCGTGCTGCGCCGGATGAGCGATGAGGTGGACCAGCTGCGCGACCTCGAGGGCATCCTACAGCGGCGACGCCGGTACATCGAAACGCAGGAGGAGCGTGTAAAGGCGCTCGCCACGGAGCTCCTTGCAGCCCGCGAGGCCCTGGGCGAGGCCCCAAAGGTCAGGACGCCGTTGTTCTCCGCTTGGCTCGGCACGAGCCGGTCGGTGAGCGTGACGTGTGCTCCGGAGGAGCTTGAGGCGTGCTATCAGCGCGTCGTCGTCTCCGTGGACAAGCGCGCTCTACTGCGTGACCTTGAGGTCGGGCGCGAGGTCGCGGGCGCCTCCCTGGTCGAGAGTCGGGGTGTACGATGGCGGTAACGCGCGTGTACGAGCGCTCGGAGACGGCGCAGGCGCGGGCCTACCTGGTCCTCGCTGAGCGCCTCAAACCGGTGTCCACGCGGCACATCTGCGAGGCGCTGGAATGGAAGGACGGGAAAGCGCTGGACGTTCTCGCCGCTCTGCATGACCGCGGCCTCGTCCGACGTACTGAGCTTGAGGTAAAGGGGCACGTCGGGCGACGGTTCGCCCGGCGCGTCGAATATCGATGGGAGGCGTTGCTGTGAAGCCACCTGGACATACATGCCCGGCGATTGACCGGGCTCAAAGCTCTATGCGGAAGCTTGCCTGGAGAGCGGCCGGAGGGTCGTCTCCTGTCACGCCTGCCGAGGTACTCAGCGCTGGGATGCTGGCCCTCGAGGAGGTGCGGATCGAGAACGCGCAGATGCGGCAGGCTCACGCCTACATGCTCGAGGAGATCGAGAACATCCGCGTCGAGCTCCTCGCGGCGCAGCGCGACTGTCAGACGTTGCGCGATGAGATGCAGGCTGCCCGGCCTGCGCTCGCTCGCGGTAACTTCCTCGACGCCGTGTGCTTCGGGGACGCCGACGACAAGGCCCAGCTACTCGTATACGCCCGCGATCTCGTCGCTAAGGAGGGCAAATGAAGTGCACGCGATGTGGCGGCGCCCTCGAGGTCGTGGACACCATGCCGCCAGCGAAGGCATCGGCGACGAAGCGCCGAGAGGCGCGGCGCGTCGTGGCCTCAGCGAGCGAGTACATCATTCGGCGCCGACGCTGTAAGGACTGCTCGCAGTGCTTCTACACCGTCGAGGTTGAGATCCCGGATGCGCCGCTCAGACCGGGATGAAGATCAGTTCATAGTTGGTGCTGGCGCTGGGGCTGAACAGCGCCACCACTGACGCAGACTGAAATCCCGAGTGATGGCTGGAGTCCGCCTTGATCTGGAGCGGGTCCGCGATCGTAAAGAACATCGCGGGCGCCGCTCCGTTCTGGGTGAGGGTCGGATCAAACGAAATCCGGAGCTCGCGGGAGGCCTTGTCCCGATTGTGCAGGATGACCGCCACGCCTGGGACGTGCGGGATCGTGATCAGCTGGCACGTATTGATCGTGGAGGGCGTCGTCCCCGAGTAGACATACGGGATCGTCGGCAGGTTCGAGACGTTTACGGCGGGCATGATGTCTCCTACGGCCGCGTGGCGCGGGCCTTGATCTTCTCGTCGATCTTCTTGAGCAGGCGCTTCTCGAGCTCCTTCTCATCGAACGTGTCCATGCTGGACGTGAAGGAACGCACGTTGCGGTCGATGCGCTGGATTCGCCCGTCGAGCGCGGCAAGCTCCTTGCGGAGTTCGGCGGTCGTGGCCTGACACGGCGGCGGCTGCGCGCCTGCCATGCCCTGCGCCTGCGCGTCGAGCTCGAGGCGCTTCATCGCCTGTTCGTGGCGCTGGTCCGCAAGCTGCGTCCAGAACTTCCACCCCGCGGCGCCACCTCCGACGACGATCAGCGCGAGGATGACACCGACGATCGGGTTCCCGCCCGCGAGGTCCGCAACCTGCGACAGGTCAGGCGTGGCAGGCGTCGCAACCTCGGTGCCTGCGGTGCTCTGCTCGGAGCTCTCCGTGCTCTGCTCGGAGCTCTCCGTGCTCTGCTCAGAGGCGGCGGGAGGCTTCGGCGGCTGAGGCGCGGGGTCTGGCGTGGGGTCGGGCATCGGCTTTTCCTCATCGTATGCGACAGAGAATACGACGCCCGCCGGGATCGTGCAGTCGTGGAGCTCCTCCGCCGTCGTGGCCGTCACCTGGATGCGGTCACCTGAGTCAACGTCGCACGGCGGACGCGAGTCGCTCATTAGTCCAGAACGTCGAGCGCTACCTTCGCGGTCAGCTTCGACAGCCTACGGAGAAGCTCGCGCGCCTCCAGCGGGTCGAGGCGCTTGACGCCCGTGTCGTCTGGCTTGAGCGCCCGGTCAAGGAACGACACCAGATCGGCAAGCTCAAGGGCGAGGCCGACGGCCTCGTCAGGGGTCAGCGGCATACGTGCTCCTCAGTGTTTAGACCGGCTTCCACGCCACGATCGCGCCGGTGTCGTCCTCAGTGATGACGACACCGGCGCGATCGTGGCG